TTAAAAACTCAATTACATGAGAAATTAACAGATTTACAAAAAGACCAACGTAAATTATATATTTATTTTAATCAATTTAAATCAGAAGACTTAAAATGTAAAGTTTGCGGAAAACCAATTCAATGGTTTGAATTTAATAATCCTGGAAAATTTTGTTCAAATGAATGTAGAAAAATTGGTGGAGAAATAATTGCTGAAACTCTTATCAAATCAAATCTAAATAAATATGGAGTTAAAAGCACCGCTCAACTTGAAAGCACAAAAGAAAAATTTAAACAAACTATGCTAGAAAAATATGGAGTTAAAGCACCAATTCAATCTAAAGAAATTTCAGAAAAAATGAAAGAAAAATGGAACGCAAAATATCCTTTTTCTAACGAAAAAATCAAAAATAAAGCTCATGATATTTTAAAAGAAAAATATCAAGGGTTACCTCTTCAAAATGAAGAAATTCGTAAAAAAACACATGAAACTTTTTTTATAAATAATTTGCTTCAAAAAGGATTTAATAAAAATGAAGCTAAAGATTTATGGAATAAATGGAATGATAAAAAATACTGGGAAGAGAATTTTTTAAATGAAAAAAAAGAAGTACTTTTACAAAAAATTTTAGATACTTTCAAGATTCCATATAGAAATTTATTTACAGTTTATGATCATATAAAACGTCTAGGAATTAAATTTAATCATATACCTAATTATTCTCAATTTGAAAAAGAAATTATAGAATATATCAAATCAATTTATTCAGGAGAAATTATTGAAAATGATAGACAATTAATCAAACCACTTGAACTTGATATTGTTATTCCTGAAAAAAAAGTTGCTATTGAGTTTGATGGTCTTTATTGGCACTCATTTAACGATAAAAATTTAGTAAATGAATTTAAATATAAACATTTATTTAAAACAATCAAAGCAGAAGAAAAAGGATTTAATCTTTTGCATATTTTTGAAAATGAATGGATAAATCCTATTAAAAAAGATATTTGGAAATCAGTAATTGGCTATAAACTTGGTTATGTTAAACAACGCTATTATGCAAGAAAATTAAAAATTACAAAAGTCGATAATAAATTTATGAGATTGTTTTTTGATGAAAATCATTTACAAGGAGGTAAAGCTGCAGGAGCGATTAGACTTGCTCTTTATGATCCAAAAAACGGAGATATTATTTCAATGATGACTTTTGCTAAACCAAGATATGCAAAGAATGCAGAATATGAACTTATTAGATTTGCAAGTAAAAAATACACTGCTTGTGTTGGTTGTGCTCAGAAATTGTTTAAACATTTTATCAAAGAATACCAACCCAAATCTGTAATTTCATATGCAAATCGTAGATGGGCATCTAAACATTCGAATCTTTATCAAAAGTTAGGATTTGAATATATTGGAGATGCTGAACCTAATTATTTTTATTTTAAACTTGATGATCCAGAGTTAAGACTTTGGCCAAGAGTTACTTTTCAGAAGCATAAACTTGAAAAACATCCCGATACTTATGAATATTTTTCACCTGAATTAACAGAAACTGAAATTATGTTTAATGCAGGATTTAGAAGAATCTACGATTGTGGAAATTTAGTTTTTAAATGGGAGGCAAAAAATGTATAAAATTACAGTCCAAAGTTATTCTAAAGATACTCCTGATTTATTTTTAGTAGAAAATATTAAAACAGTAAGATCTCATTCAGGTCTTACTTTAATAATAAAACCAGTAAATTTGGATAAAGAAATTTCTTTGTTTACAGATTATAAAGGACAATATAATCCATATAAAAATTCTATGGTATTTAATGATGTTTCATGTACTGATGAATTTAAAGAATGGCAAGGTTATAATTCAAATGCTTTGACAAGAGTTGAAGTTGAGTATATAAGACAATAAAAGGAGATATAATGAAATCATTTAAAGATTTATTAAAATATTTTGATGGAGTTAGTATTGATGAAGCAGAAATTATCGAAGAAGATCAAGTAATTATTGTTAATGATAAAAATGAAAATAGAAAAACAGTGTATTTTTATTTCTCATATAAAGATTTACAAAATCCAAGCTTAATTATCGATAGAGTTGAAAAATATAAAAACTACGAATATCATGCAATATTGACTTATGTTGGTTTTAGTTATAAGGTTTTTCCAGAATCTTTACCAATAACAGTTAATTTTAAAGCAAAAATAAATATAAAAAATATCGAAAAATTAAGCTGCCTTGGTGTACATCAATTAAAAATGAGTCTTTTGTATTTAAAAGTAACAGATATTGATACTTATTTTGAAATTCTGAAGCAGATCGTTGAAAAAATAAAAACTGAAAAAATCTATAAAATAATTCCTTATGGATTCGAAAGCGATCCTATAATTAATAAAGATCTTCAAACTTTAATTAAAGGATAAAAATGAAAATTAAATACAATAGAGTTCTTGAATATAATGATTTAATTTCTCAATTTCAAAATGCAGACTTTGACGGCGATTCTGAAATCGGTGCAGGTATTCATTCGGAACAAGCAAAGCAAGATTTTGCTTATATGTTCGTTAAAAATTTAATTGAATTTGAACATGCTGATAGATTATTAATTGATTATGAACATGAATCAATTTTTGCTGCTTATATGCTTAGTAAAGTTGCGAGAGAAGAAAAAGAAAAAATTTTAAAAAATATTACAGAAAAAGATATTGAAGAACTTCCTTATCTTTCTAAATTAGATTTAAATATAAATCTTTTTGATTCATATATAAGATTAAATAAAACTTTTAAAAAAGGTGGTCTTCCTTTTGCAAAAGATTCAAAAAATAATATTTATTCATTATTTGAAATTTTAGTAAATTTAAGTCTCGGTTTTGATATTAATAAAGAAGAAATTCTTTATTCGTTTGATAAATATAAAAATCTTAATAAAAAAGAATTAATGAGATTAACTGAAGATTTTTATCAAAAAATAAAATCAGAAGGAAAAGAATTAGAATTCTGGGATAGAATTCATGTGTTTAATAAATTTTTACTTGAAGCGGGAACTGTTCTTGATTATGCCATTGCAAGTTTTGATTTTAAAGATTTCGTAGTTGATAATCCTAATATGCAAAAATTTAAAGAAAATTTAATTCAAAATGAACCATTTTTAGCATTTCATCAAAATCTGGTATTATTTGAAGATTATGTATTAACTGAAGTAAGAAAAAATAAAGATAGTATCCTTACAAAATTATTTGATTCAGGAGCAAGATTAAAATCAGTTCAATTGCTTAAAGCAGCATCAAATACAGGTATTCCTACAGATATATATGGTAGAGCAATGCCTATAAATATTAAAAATGCTTTGCTTGATGGTTTAACCCCTTATCAATATTTTAAATCAGGAGATAGCGCAAGACTTGCTTTACAACAGAGACAAGATGCTATTCCTAAAGGTGGAGAACTTCAAAGAAAATTTTTTTATAGTACTGGAATTTTAATGCAAGATAAAGAAGTACATGATTGTTTTGAAGAAACAGGAAAACAGAGATATTTTGAAGTTGAAATTAAAAATGAAAAATATCTTAAAACTTTAAAATATAGATGGTATAAATTACCAGAATGGAATGAAGAAAAATTAATTCAAGGTAATGAAAAAGAATTAATCGGAAAAACAATTTTATTAAGATCTCCTATAACTTGCCAACTTGATGAATATCGAGTTTGTAAAAAGTGTTTAGGAGAAAAAAGACCAGTTACAAAGAATTTAGGGGCACCGATAGGGCAGTATCTGAGTGAAGCAATCATACAATCCGTGCTTAGAGCTCACCATTTTGGCGGTGTTTTTCTTGCAGATGAAGATAAAAAACTTAAAAATATTTTAAGAAATATTACTTACTTAATAACCGATGAAAATCTTACAGTTCTTGAAGGAGATAAAGAAGATATTAAATATATTGAAGAATTTTTAAAAACTAAATACGATGAAAACCAGGCAGAAATTTATGTAACAGAAATCGATGATAAAGCAAGAATTGAAATTATTGTTCATGAAATGCCTTTCTCAGAAGATGCTGTAAAAATTTTAAAAGAAATTACAGCTTTAATTGATAAAAATATTTCTAAAAAAGATCAATTTGATATTTATAATACTTTTGATAAACTTATTGAAATTTCAGATTCAAATGGTATTCTTAATATTTATTTTGAACTTGTTATGTCATTATTATATTATGATGAAGATAATGTTCTTTTAAGATATACAGATAAAGAACCAGTAAAACAACTTGCATTAAAAGATATTATCGATAATATCGATCCTAAATTAAATATTTTTTATAATTTTAGTTCAAGTACTTTAAATAAAATTTATAGTAAAAAAGATATTAAAGAAGTAAATCATATGTATAATGATTTAATCAAAATCTATAAATAATTTTTTCGTCTTTTGGCGAAAAAGGAAGATTATGGCTAAATTAGAAACACGTTATCAAAAAATTTTAGAAAAATTTTTTCGAGCAAAATTAAATTATAAATTTTATTTTTATCCTAATGAAATTTTAAATGATTTAAAAAGTAAAGATATTAAAAATATTCAAAAATATAAAATAAAATTAAAATGCAAAAGATGTGGTGCGATAAGTTATCGTAAAGTTGAAAATTTAAAACCAAAAACATCTTGCGATAACTGTAAAAAACGTTGGACTTATGAAAAATTTATCGAAGAAGCTAAAAAATTAGGTCAAGATAAAAATTTTGATTATCTTTTCGATAAAAAATGGTGGAATCAAAATTATAAAAACAGAGAAACCAAAATTAAAATCAAATGTAAAAAATGTAGTAAAATTTTTGATCAAGCAGTTGATAGACACTTACATGGATATGGATGTAAATTTTGCGCTGGTAATCAAAAAATGACTTATGAAAAATTCTTAGAAAAAATTAAAAATTATAATTTAAGTTATGAACTTTTAATTGATAAAAAATGGTGGAATCAAAATTATAAAAACGAACAAACCGAAATTCCTGTAAAATGTAAATTATGTAAAAATAAATATTTTTTAACTATTTCTCAAATTAAACATAATAAAAATTGTCCAATTTGTGAACCAAAAAAAACAACTTATGAAAAATTTAAATTTTTAGCTTTTCAAAAACACGGAAATAAATATAAATATCCATTTAATGAAAAATGGTGGAATCAAAACATTATGAGTACTATGAATAAAATTCCAATAATTTGTCCTAAACATGGATTATTTTATCAAAGAATCATGAATCATATTTTTGAAGGAAATGGATGTCCAAGTTGTGCAGGAAGTAATAATGAAGAAATAATAAAAAATTATTTAGAAAAAACAGGATTAAAATTTATTTATCAATATAAAATTAATTATAAAGGTAAAAATTATATTTATGATTTTTATATTCCAAAATTAAATCTTTTAATTGAAATAGATGGCCATCAACATTATCATCCAGTAGATTTCGGAGGTAAAGGAGAAGAATGGGCTCGTAAAAAATTTAGAGAAACTAAAAAATCGGATTTTATGAAAAATAAAATCGCTTTTATTGAAAATTATAAATTAATCAGAATTCCATATTGGGAATTAGATAATTATATTATATAATTTTATTCATTTTTTCGCTTTTTGGCGAATCTAAAAAAAATAAAAGGAGATTTAATGAATCTTATACCTGGAAAAAATATTTATGAATCAATTCCGGATTTATATTATGTACATCAATGGAGGAAAGAAGATTTTAAAAAAATCGATGAATTTATTCAAGAAATTTATACTAAAATTCAACAAATAGATCCAGAATTTGAATTTCAAATTGAAAAGAAAGCTGATGTTTCATATTATCTTTGCGATTTTATTTCATTTTATGATAATTATCATATTTATCAAAGATATAAAAATCATGAAAAAAATTTTAATTTTTTAGTTCCAAAATTATTATATGATAATTATTTTATTTTAAACAACGCTCTTTATATTCCTTTAATGTTTTTAGAAAAAGGTCCTATTGATAGAGTTTTAACTGATGATAAAAATAAAATTTTTGCGAATTTAAATCCAACATATAATTTCACTTTTGATTTTGATGAAAAAAAAGGAGTTTATGTTTATTTTAAAAGTAAAAAAATTGAATCAGATATTTTTCTCAAAGTTTTATTTGAAGATGATAAAGATAAATGGGAAGAATTTTTAAATCTTGGATTAATTAAAGATTTTGAATATTCTTTATCATATAAAAGAAAATTTGCTAAATTCCTTGGTTATCATAAAGATTCATATTTTGATGATAAAAATATGTCAGAGTGGATTGATAATTATTTAATTCTTGATTTTTATAAAGGTGTATTTGAAGATTATTATGGATTTAGTGATATTAAATCGATAATATTAAAAATTATTGAATATTATAAAACAGGCGAAGAAATTGATATGGCAGATATTCGTAATAGGCGTGTAGTTTTGATTGAATATTTAATAAGACCTTTATTTGAATTATATACAAGACTTTTAATTAGTATTATTGATAAAAAAAGTCAAAATTTTTTACCTACAATGAATCCAAATGTAATGTTAACAACAGGATTTAATAAACTAATGCATAGAGGAAATTTATATGATATTTCTTTACCTTATCCATCACCATTAATCAATAAAATTTCGCAAGATATTTTAATTATTAAAGATGGTAGATTACCAAAAAGTTGGATTAGAAACGATGATAGCGCTTTTGGGGTAGTTTGTCCTATTAGTGTATCAGCTCAAAAAACGGCAAGCAATATTATTTTAACAACGAATACTTTAATAGATAAATACGGTAAAATTTATTTAAAAATAAACGAAGAGATTTAAGGTGTAGTAAGGTGGCTAGAATTAATTTAACAAGAGAAGAATTTCTCAAAAAAGCAAAAGAAATCCATGGAGATAAGTATGATTATTCTTTAATTACTGAAGACTGGTGGAGAAAAAATTTTAAATTCATCTCAAAAACAAAAATTCCTATTATTTGTAAAGTACATGGATGTTTTTATCAAATTATACGAAATCATTTAAAAGGAAAAAACTGTCCGATTTGTAGTAATAGTACTAAACTTACTCAAAAAGAATTTCTCAGACGAGCTAAAGAAATCCATGGAGATAAATATGATTATTCTTTAATTACAGAAGAATGGTGGCAAAAGAATTATAAAGGTTCTAAAAAAACTAGTATTAAAATTATTTGTAATAAACACGGTATTTTTAAACAACGAGTTTTTAATCATTTAATTGGTTCAGGTTGTCCAAAATGTGCTAAAAATTTACAATTAACAAGAGAAGAATTTCTCAAAAAAGCAAAAGAAATCCATGGAGATAAGTATGATTATTCTTTAATTACTGAAGACTGGTGGAAAGAGAATTATAAAAATACTCATGTAAAAATTCCTATTATATGTTCTAAACACGAAGTTTTTTATCAAAAGGTAAACGATCATTTAAATTATCATGGATGCTCTAAATGTCAAATTAGTAAAGGCGAAATAAAAATTGAAAATTATTTAATAAAAAATAATATTAATTATATTTATCAATATAAAATTAAATACCAAGATAGAAATTTTTATTTTGATTTCTATCTTCCAGAGCTTAATTTAGCTATAGAATATGATGGAATTTTTCATTTTGAAAGTCCATCGGAAATTTTTGAAAATGAAGTTCAAAAACAAAAAGAACGTGATAAACTTAAAGATCAATACTGTCAAGAAAATGACATCAATCTCTTAAGAATTCCTTATTGGGATTTTAAAAAAATTGATGAGATTCTTGAAAATGAAATTAATAAATTTAAGGAGCAGGAATGAGCTATAAAATCGTTGATCATAAATTAAGTAAAGAGGAGATGATTAATTTTGGCCAAACTATATTTTCTCCTCAAATTGAGATTTTTGTACCGTTCGCTGAAAGCGTTGATGCTTCACGTACGAATATGGCAGCAAAACAACAAACGCAAGCCGTTATATCAAAAAATACAGATATTCCATTTATGATCGATAAAGAATATAAAAAATTAACTACAATTAATTCTCCATTTCTTGAAATTGCTCAAGATGATGGTTTTGTAATTTTTAATAATAATGAACTTTTAATTTTTTATTATAAAAATCAAAAAAAATTAATTACAAGATATTTACCTGCATATAAAAAACTTGTTAATATTTCTTTAAGCAAAAAATATGTAATTAAAGATAGAAAATTCAAAAAAGGTGATGTCCTTTGGGATTATACAAATTTAGATATAGAGACTAAATTACCTAAAATTGGATATAGAGCGAAAATTGCGTATATGCAATGGTTTGGATATTCTGCTGATGACGCAGTAGTCATCTCAGAATCGTTCGCTAAACGTGCACAAATAGAATATTCAATGAAATTATATATTCCTATTACAAAACAATGGAAATATTTTAAAGCAGATTATCATGACGATTATATTCCAAAAATAGGTACTAAAGTTAAAGAAGAAATTATTTGGTATAATAAAATTGATACAAGTAAACATTTTACTTCAGAAATTATTAATTTTACAGATAAAAAATCAAAGTTTTTTACTAAATATATTGAAGGTATTGAAAATGCAATTGTTACTAACGTAAAAGTTCATTTTCCTAAAAAATTTGATAAAAAATATATCAAAGAACAGGATGAAAAATATATTTATAATTTAGGATTATGGCAAGAAATTAAAGAAATTTATGAAAAACAATTACAGGATATTGAAAAAATTAAAGAAGAATTTAAAAAAATTGGAATGAGTGACGATAAGATAAATGAAATCGTTGAAAATCAAATTAAAACTCAATATATCTTTTTAGAAAAAATTCCAAAACATTTCAACGAAATGTTACAAGAAGAATTCGGATTAACTTCAAAAGATTTGGACGCTTTAATTGAAATTGATCTAGCTTATGATGCTCCTACAACTCGCGGGGATAAATTCACAAATTTATTCGCAGGTAAAGCAACTGCAGCAATGATTATTCCGGATGAATATATGCCAACTGATGAAAATGGTGAAAAAATAGATATTATTTTTAATACTTTAGGTATTCCAGGAAGAAATAACTGGGGTACAATATTTGAAGCAGCAATATCTAAAATTATAGTTGATATTGAAAAAACTGCAAAAGAAGCACATAAATATAGAGTTCAAAATTCTGATGAAACTAATGGTGAATATCAAAATTTAATATCTTTACTTAAAGAAAAAATTATTTTTATTAATGAAAATTTTATTAAAAAATATGATAAAGAATATTATCAGCAAGTTGAAAATTTAATTGAGAGATTTGAAGAAGTTGATGATCAAGGAATACCTCTATATGAAAAATTAATTACAGATATTGCTAAAAAAGGATTTTATCTTTATGTTCCAAATTTTACAAGAATAGAATATAAAAGACTTTATTTAACATTTTTAGAACCTTATGCTAAAAAATTTAATGTAAATTTAAATAAAGAAACAGTGATTATTCCTGAAAAATTTTTTAAATGGTTAAGAGAAAAATGGCAATTTAAAATTCCTTTTGAATATATTAATGAATTAAAAGTCCAAGCTCAGGTTAGTTATAACTACATATTAAAATTGCATCATACTAGTTTTAGTAAATATAATGCAGTTGATTTTACTACAAGTTATAGTAAAATAACAGGACAGCCTACTCGTGGTAGAAAGAAAAATGGTGGTCAACATGTGAGTTGGCAATCACTTGCAGCTTTCCTCGCTCACCATGAAGATAATCAAGTTCTTAAAGAGCTTTATACAATTAAATCAGATGCTATTAATGAAAAAGAGTTATTTATTTTAAGTTACATTAAAAATGGAAAATATTATCTTAAAGATAAATATGATTCTGTTACTAAAAAAACTATTAACAATGCTTTAAAAGTCTTTGGATTGAAGTTTAAAGATGATAACGAATAAATCAAACTAATTTTTTGGATCTGAAATAGAATTCTCGAGATATTATATCTCGAGAATCTATAATTGATTCAAAAAGAAAGGAAATTTTTATGAGAAAATATCTAAGCATGTATGATTTATTTAATAAAGAAGATGAATATTTCGTGTTTAAATTTATCAATCGTGATCAATTTATAAATTCTCATAATAAAGCTAAATTTATTCAACATTTAAATTTTATGGTTAAAAAATTTAAAATCATAAAATTTCAAAACGATAGAAAAGCAAATATAGTACTATTCGAATCACTCATTTCTGATAAAATATTTGAAAATAGAGTTATAACTCTTTGTAAATTTGAAAAACATTTTTTATTAAACGGATCAACTCCGACAATTTGGTTTTGGCGTATAAATGAATACATTTGTTTCGGACAAGAATTTGAATCAATTATAAAAAATAAAGAGAATTTGCTTAATTTTTTTTCAAAAAAAGGAATAAAATTAAATAACGTTCAAAAACATTGGTTAAAAGAATATTTAAAAATTATAAATAAAAAAAATCATAAACCTATTTCGATTAAAATTAAAAAACTTTAAGGAGTGTAGATGAGATTTTCGGATTTAAATGTGGATTTGATTGGTAAAAAAGTAAAACTTTTAAGTCTAAAAAATTCAAATTTAGAAGAAAGTGAAATTATTCAAAAAAATAAAATTTATAAAATTTATGATATTGCAAAAAATTTCTCAGATCATAATAGATTAACAATTCAATTGATTGATGAAGATTTCAATTTATTTTGGGTTAACCATTATGATATTGAATTAGTAGAGTAAATTTTTAAACTTAAATAAGATCTAAAAAGAAAGGAAAATTTATGAGAAAATATTTAAGTCTATATGAATTATTTAATAAAAGTGATGAATATTTTATACTTAAATTTATTAATCGAAAAGTATTTAGAGCAGTGCACACTAAAGCTAGATTTATCTCTCGTTTAGAATATATAATTTATAAATTTAAAATAATAAAATTTCAAAACGATAGAAAAGCAAAGATTATTGTATTTGATTCGATTAATTCTAATAAAATAATAGATAATAGAACGATAACTCTTCCTAAATTTAAAAAACGTTCTTTACTAAACGGTTTAATTCCAATGATTAAAATGTGGTATGAAAATAATTATGACTACACAAATCATTATTTTTCATGTATTGTAAAAAATAAAAAAAATTTATTTAAATTCTTTCTTGAAAACAATTTTGAATTAAATAACGTTCAAAAATATTGGTTAAAAGAATATTTAAAAATTATAAATAAAAAAAATCATAGACCTATTTCGATTAAAATTAAAAAACTTTAAGGAGTGTAGATGAGATTTTCAATTTATTTTGGGTTAATTATTATGATATTGAATTGATAGAAAAATGAATTAAAAGGAAAATATCATGAGAGAAAAAATTAAGCAGTTTGAAAATACAAGTAAAAAAATTATTAATATCTTAAATAAACAAATTAAACTTAGAGAAAATTTTATAAAAAAAATAGAAAAAAGATTATCTAAAAGGAAGAATTATGCCAGATAAATCTGATTTTAATATTAAAAAATTAAAAGCAAAAGATATCTCTTTTGATCCTTTTTGGATTGAAACTGTTGATAAAACGAGAGTAAATGCTTATAGTGATACAGATAGCTCATATCAAATTATCGAACTTCCTTTTAATAAATTCGAAGATATTCATAAAACCGTTGATTATACACAAGAAGTAGCAACTAGCATTAATAATCTATATCTTGATGTTTTAAATACAATTCTTGCAGAACATGCAAATCTTGATCCTGATTTTAACTTAATGAATTTTAAAAGTGAGGTTGTTGCTTTTAGAGGATTTTTTAGGAGCAAAAAATATTATGGGCTTGCAAAAATTTGGGATGAAGGAAACTTTCTACCAAAGCCAAAACTTAAAAAAACAGGCGGGCAGATAGTTAAAGCAGACACGACGCAAATTTCATACGAATTCTTAAGTAAAATTTATGATTATTTAGTATTAAATTTTGAAATTACAGATAAAACTGAATTATATAAAAAAGTTTTTATTGACTTAAAAAATGAATATATAGATAAACTTAAAAAAGATATCCATGAATTCAATATTTCATCTTTTGGTATTCCAAAAAAATGGGGATTAAAAGATTTTAAAGTTTTACCAAAACAAGTTCTTGGAGCATTATTGTATAATACAATTTTTGAAAATGTATTAAGACCAGGTGATAGTATCATGCTTGTTCAGATTAAAATAAAAAATCTTAAAAAAATTTTAGATTTACAATCTAAATTAAAAAAAGAAAACAAGTTAAACGAGTATCAATTAACTAAAGATTTAATTAATGATAAATTAAATGTTATTTCTTTTCCTTCAGGGATTGATAAACATCCAAAGAAAATCAATGAATTAAAAAAAATATTTCAGCAATATGATATAGAATTAGATTTTGATACAATTATCGATTTCAATATTAATATGAAATTAATACAATTTGATGTTTTATTTGAAGATGAAATTAAAAGAAAGGTATTAAAATGAAATTTTACATCGCTACAAAATTTGAAAATATAGATTATTTTAAAAGTATTGAAAAATTAATTAAAAAATACGGTCATGATATTACTGAAGATTGGACACTTCATAAAAATTATAAAATAATAGATTTTAAGGAAAAATTAATCCAAACAAAATCTGATTTAGAAGGTATTAAAAAATGCGATATTTTACTGTTCTTATACACTGGTAAAGAAGTTGAGCCAGGAAGAGGTTCAATGTTTGAATTAGGTTATGCTGAAGGTTTAAATAAAAATATTATAATATTAGATTTATCCGAAAAAAAAGATTTTTTTAATAAATCGCAGTTTTTCTCTTTATATAAATTTAAATATTTTGACAATATTCATGATTTTGAAACAAATTTTCTATCTATTTTAAAAAAATAAGGTTTCCAATGAAAAAATACAATATAAATAAAATTCCAGTTTATTCTTTAACTCAACAACAGTTAAATTCAGTTATTGAATCTCTTAAAAAAAATCAACTAAAATATCATCAATTTTATAATACGGATTTATCAGGATCTGAACAAGCATTTTTAAGATACCTTTCTCAATATGGAGATATCGATGATAAATATTGGGAACTTAAAAAACTAAATAAAACATATTACGATATTGAGACATTTTTTGATCCAAAAAAAGCACCTGATGCTAAATCAGCAGAATTTCCTATAAATTCTATATCATTTTATAATAATATTGAAAATAAAGCTTTTATTTATTTTTTAAAAGATAAGAATCATAAATTTAATGAAAAAGAAGGATTGGAAGAAATATGGAAAATTTATAATGAAAGTATTTCTAAAAATAAAACATATGAAATTAAAGATTTAAAAATTGAATTTAAAATATTTAATACTGAAAAAGATTTAATTACATCATTTTTTAGAAAAATACTTTCATTAAGTACTCTATTTTTAATTGGATTTAACTCTATGATTTTTGATGATCCTTATACACTAAATAGATTAATTAAGATTGTTGGAGAACAAAGAGCTTACCAAATTATTTCAGATTTTATTGTTAAACGTTATGGAGCGTTTAATATTGAACAGCCTGAATACGTTAGGGTAGATTTGTTGAAGCTCTATCAACCGGTTGATCAAGGGGGAAGTGGAATGGGATCCTCTCTACCATCGTACAAACTCGATGTTATTGCAGAATATGAATTAGGAATTAATAAATTAGATCTTGAAGGAAATTTTAATGAAGTTTATTTAAATAATCCTTTAAGATTTGCAACTTACAACTTACTTGACGTTCTCTTAACTTATAAACTTGATGAAAAATTAAGATTTCTTGAGCAAATTTATTCTCTTGCTAAATTAAATCATGCAAGTGTTAGAGCAAGTACTATTGGTAGAAGTTTTATTTTTACTTATAGGAATAATTATCATTATATTTATGATGAAAATTTAGCTATAAGAACTCATAAATTTAATAAAGAAGTTTATAGAACTGTTTAAAGGATTAACATGGGAAAGAATTAAAATTATTATTTGAAGATTTTTATGAAAAATTCGAAAATATATCAAAAGATATTCAAATTAATTTTAATAAAGAGTGGTGGCAAGAGAATTATAAAAATCGTTACCAGAAACTTTCTTTTACTTGTCTTAAATGTAGTAAAATTTTTAAAAAAAATTTAATTAATTTTTATAAAAATCCAATATGTCCTTATTGTTTTCAGAAATCTAAAAAACTTACTTATGAAGAATTTCTCAGACGTGCAAAAGAAATTTACGGAGATAAATATGAATATTTAATCAATGAAAATTGGTGGCAAGAAAATTACAAATCTAAATTAAAAACTAAAATTAAATTTAAATACAAAGATTTAATTCTTGAGCAAAATATTAAAGAACATCTAAATGGAAAAATATCTTCTAAAATAAAAAATTATATTACAAGAGAAGAATTTCTCAAAAAAGCAAAAGAAATCCATGGAAATAAATATGATTATTCATTAATTACTAAAGATTGGTGGCAAAAGAATTATTCAGGAATAAACACAAAAATTCCTATTATTAAAGATAAGAAAACTTATTATCAAAGTATTAAATCTCATTTAAAAGGTATATCTTTAAAAATATTTAAATTAACAAGAGAAGAATTCCTTAGACGGGCTAAAGAAATCCATGGAAATAAATATGATTATTCTTTAATTACAAAAGAGTGGTGGGAAAAGAATTATAAAGCTATAAAAAAAACTAAATTACCTATAATATGTAAGAGACATGGAACTTTTTATCAGACTGCGTTTTCACATTTGCAAGCTAAAGCGGGTTGTCAGCAGTGTGGTATAGAAAAAAGTACTCATTTATTAAATAAAAGAAAAAAATTAACATTTGAAAAATTTTTAGATAAATTTAATAAAATACATCAAGATATTCAAATTAATTTTAATAAAGAGTGGTGGCAAGAGAATTATAAAAATACATATACTAAAATTTCTTTAATATGTCCAATTCATGGTGAATTTAAAAGTAAAATTAATAATATTCTTATGGGAACAAGTTGTCCTAAATGTAATGAAAGTAAAGGCGAGCGGAAGATTCGTCAATGGTTAGAAAAAAATAATATTAATTATATTTATCAATATAAAATTAAATACCAAGATAGAAATTTTTACTTTGATTTCTACATTCCAAAACTTAATCTAGCTATAGAATATGATGGAATTTTTCATTTTGAAAATCCTATTAATGTAAATGAAAATAAAATCCAAAAAGAGCGAGATAAACTTAAAAACCAATACTGTCAAGAAAATAACATCAATCTCTTAAGAATTCCTTATTGGGATTTTAAGAAAATTGATGAAATTCTCGAAATGAAATTAAATTTTAAAGGAGATTAATATGGAAGATATATTTACTCAAGAAGAAATTGAAGAATTATTCGATATAATAGAAGAAGATACTAATAATCAATATTTTAATAATATTGAAAAACATTTAAAAAATTTCGAAAATATTTTAAATGACAATAAAATTTCTGAACAAAAAAAATTATCTGAAATTTACAATATTGT